GTGGCTGGACGAAGAGCCAGACGAGGACATTTACACCGAGGCCCTGACCCGCACGAATGCGACAGGCGGGATGGTTTACATGACCTTCACGCCACTCAAGGGCATGACGGGAACGGTGAAGCGATTCCTCCTGGATAAACCTGCTGGCACATGCGTTACCACTATGACCATTGAGGACGCGGAGCATTACACGCCAGAGCAGCGGGCCGCGATCATTGCCAGTTACCAGGCGCATGAACGCGAGGCCCGAACCAAGGGCATTCCAACGCTGGGCAGTGGCCGCATCTTCCCTGTTGCGGACGATGTGATCAGCATTGCGCCGTTTGAGATCCCGCACCACTGGCCGCAGATTGGCGGGCTGGATTTCGGCTGGGATCACCCAAGCGCTGCGTCCCGGCTTGCCTGGGATCGCGAGAACGATGTGATCTATGTCGTCGCGGCTCATCGGCAGAAGGAGCAGACGCCGCTGATGTTCGCGGCGACTGTGAAGCCTTGGGGCGATTGGTTGCCGTGGGCATGGCCGCATGACGGTTTGCAGCACGACAAGGGCTCAGGCCAGGCTCTGCGCGACCAGTACGCCGCTCAAGGGCTGGCAATGCTGGACGACAAGGCAACGCACCCGCCTGTTGATGGAGAACCCGAAGGGTCGGGCGGTAACGGCGTCGAGGCCGGTTTGGTGGACATGTTGGACCGTATGCAGACAGGACGGTGGAAGGTGTTCAGCAACCTGACCGGCTGGTTCGAAGAATTCCGCATGTACCACCGCAAAGACGGCAAGGTGGTGAAGCTGGATGACGACTTGATTTCATCTTCTCGCTACGCCTACATGATGCGCCGCTTTGCCATTACAAAGCCATCGGCATCCAAGCCGATTGAATACAAAAAGCTGAGCTACGCATGAAAGATCACGCTGTTTATGTTGGCCCGGATATCGGCGTAGTCGTCAACGGGCGACCAGTTGTGAAGAGGTGGCTTGTCGTTGAGCGAGACACCGATCTGAAAACCGTTCGCCGTCAACAGGTTGAGGGGTTGGACGCCGCATATTCGCTGGCAGACCAATGGCGTAAAGAGCTTGGCGTCATGACACCACAGCAGCGCTCTGAGCGTATCGAGGCCCTGTTGCACCAAATGTTTGAGGCGGACAAGGCTTACGGCAGCGGCTTCTACAGCGACCCTGCGTGGCGTGCTGCATATCGCGAGCTTGCCAGCCTGGTCGATATGAACCTGGAATGACAAACCCAAGGCATCGCTGAGAAGCGACCCATACATGAAATACAGCAAACCCGAACTATCCGCCATCCTGGAAAAGGAGCTGCGGCAGTCACTGGGCGCGCCCGGAACGGAGATCAGCCGCATCCGTCTGCGCAATCTCCAGTACTACAAAGCCGAAGCAACGGGCGAACTCGCCGCCCCCGACATTCCAGACCGCTCCAGCATTGTTTCGTCTGACGTCGCCGACACGGTGAACTGGATGCTTCCGTCGCTCCTGCGCCCGTTTGTGCAGTCGCAGGACGCCATGGAGTGCGAGCCATCCAAGCCTGAGTACGCAGAGCAGGCCAAGATCGCTGGGGAATACCTCAAGCTCCTTTTTTGGAAGCGCAATCGCGGGTTCAACTTCCTGCACCAGTGGTTTTTGGATGGGTTGATTCAGAAGGTCGGCTTTGGCAAGGTTTTTTGGGAAGAGTACGAAGAAGACGCCGAGGAAAGCTACCAGGGCCTGGTGCCTGAGCAGGTCGAGGAGCTGCTGAAAGACTCTGATGTGGAGCCTGTCAGCCAGGAAGCGCGCGAGATCATGGTGGAAGGCCAGCCGTTGGAGGTGTGGGATATCACCGTCAAGCGCGTGGAGAAGAAAGGCCGCTGCCGTGTGATGGGTTGCCCGCCCGAGGAAATGCGGGTTCACCCGCGTTCGCGTTACGGTGAGCCGCTGACCTTCATTGCGCACCAGTTCTACAAGACCCGCGCCGAGCTGGAGGCTGATGGCTATGACCTGACCAACGTTGCCGCCGAAGATGGCTGGCACATGGAGCAGATCGAGCGCGCAGCTACACAGACGCCATGGTTCTTCGATCAGTCAGACGGAGAACTGGAGCGCTACCTGTGCTCTGAGTGCTATATCAAGCTGGACCAGGACAACGACGGCATCCCCGAATGGCGCCGGGTGTTCATGATCGGCAGCACGATCAAAGAGGATGAGAAGGTCGACGACCATCCGTTCATCTTCTTCTGCCCCAACCCGATGCCGCATGTGTTCTTCGGTGAATGCCCAGCGGATCAAGCCTTGCAGCCACAGCGCCTGCGCACATCGCTCATGCGTGCGGTGGCCGACAACGTGTATCTGTCGGTCAACCAGCGGACGGGGATTGTCGAGGGCCAAGTAAACCTCGATGACCTGCTGAACAACCGCCCGGGTGGTGTTGTCCGCATGAAGTCGCTCAATGCTCTCCAGCCCATCCCGCAAGGTGGCCTGGATCAAAGCGCCTGGCAGTTCGTGGAGTGGGGCGAGCAGTGGAAAGAGCAGCGCACGGGCTTCACGCGCTATTCGCAGGGTATGTCCCCGGACGCCTTGAACCCCACCGCCACGGGTGTCTCGCTCATCACGGAGAAGGCCGACCAGCGCATGGAGCTGATGGCCCGCGTTGCTGCGGAGTCGGTGCGCGAGCTGTTCGAAAAGATGATGAAGTGCGTTTGCCGCTACCAGAACAAGGCCGAGCAGGTCGAATTGTTCAAGCAGTGGCTGACGATTGACCCCCGCGAATGGGTGGATGGCTATCACATTCACATCAATGTTGGTCTTGGCACTGGGTCCAAAGACAAGCTCAGCGCCGTCATGTCGCAAATCTTCCAGATGCAGGGCCCATTGGTGCAGGGTGGATCTATCCCCCCTCAAGCCGCGATCTTGGCCGCTCGCAAGTTCGCCGAGGGTGCTGGGATTAACGCACCGGAGCAGTATTTCCCAGATGCTCAACCGCCCAAGCAACCGCCACCGCCTCCGCAAGTGATGATCAAGCAGATGGAGCTTCAGGCCGACGCGCAGAAGTTCCAGGCAGACGCGCAACTCACCATGCAGCGCGAATCCCTGCAGGCAGAGGCCAAGCAGCGCGAGACACAGATGCAGCTGGAACTGCAGGCGGCAAACGATCAGCGCGATGCAGAGCGCGAACTGATGAAGGCGCAGTACGACGCCCAGTTGGCCGCGCAGCAATTGGAGCTGGACCGCTACAAGACCGACGCCGACAACCGCACCAAGATCGAGGTGGCGCTTATCAACCAGCAGGGCAGGGCGCAACAAAGTTTCACCAATGACCGACCTTGAACAAATCCACCGGGCCTCTCACGCGCAAGCATTGAAGGACAACCCGGTACTAGCAGAGGCACTAGACGCATGGAAAACGGACCTGATGAAAGCGTGGGAGCAATCCCCAGCCCGAGACGCGGAAGGACGCGAAAAGCTGTTCCTGATGGTGCACGCAGCGGAGAAGTTCAAGACCTACGTGGAGGCGATGGTGGACAGCGGGAAGCTGCTGACCAACCAAGCGATGGCGGCGTCGTCGAGTTCTCCCGGCTGGCTGAACTGGCTGAAGCGCTGAGCAACCGGGGCCACGTTGTGACGCAGATTCACACAAAGGGCCAAGGCCAGGAATGGAGTTTTTGGGGTGTTGGGTGCCATGTGCACTCGCGCTCCGATGTGGATTGTGTCGTCACCACTGACGGCCAGCGCCACATGATTACCGGCTGAACCGCACCCAGCCGCTAGAGCCGCCTCCGGGCGGCTTTTTCATTGGTGCAAGGGCATCGTCGAGAGACGACCCCAAAGGGTAGTAATGAGTGAAGAAAACAGCAGTGCTGTAGAAGCACCGAGCACGTTTGATTCAGTCTCTGACGCAGTGGCAGAACTCGACCGCCGAGACGCGGCGCGGGCAGAAGCCAAGGCAGAAGAGAAAGCGGCACGCGCCGCGAGCATGGAGCACAGTGAGGCGCGCGAAACGCCCGCCACCGATGCGCCAGAGCCTGATCCCGACCCGGACGAGCCGGAAGCGGACCATGACGCATCGGACGAAGTAGCGACCGACGAAGAAGACCAAAACGAGCCCGAAGAGCGCGCCACCGTCCAACTGGACGGTAAAGAGATCGAGATTCCGAAAGGAACGCCTCGGGCTCTTGTGGAAGCGGTCAAAAAGCTCGAAAGCGACTTCCGAGCGGACTACACCCGCAAAACCCAAGAAGTAGCCGCAGAGCGCCAGCAGGTCCACGCTGCCTATCAGCAGACCGCGCAACTCTCGCAGCAACTCCAACAGACGCAAGCCGTGTTGGCCCAGTTCTACCAGCAATCGATTGGTGAACCGCCTTCATTGGAGGTTGCGCAGACTGACCCGCAGCGCTACCTGATCGAGCGGGAATTGCACGCCCAACGGGTGCAGCAGTTCCAGCACTTGATGGGCCACGGGCAGCAGCTCAGCGCGCACCAGCAAGCCCTGGCGCAGCAACAGATGCAACAGCAACTGGCCGCTGAGTATGAAAAGGCCGCAAAGGCCCTTCCCGAGTTTGCCGACCCTGCAAAGCGTGCACAGCTTTCGCAGCGACTGTCTGGAGTCCTCCAGAAGTACGGCATGACTGGGCAGGAGCTTGGCACCGTCACGGACCACCGCGTTCTGCTGATGTTGCGCGACCTGGAGAAGTTTCACGGACGCCAGCAAGTCGCTGGAACCGTGCGCGAGAAGCTGGCAAACGTCCCGCCCAAGACGCAGAAGCCAGGCACCGCAACCCAAGACGGCGGGCGCAGCGCGAAAGCGGCGCAGGCCAAGACCCAATTCATGAAGTCGGGCCGATCCATGCGTGATGTGGCCCGTTACCTCGCTCAATCGCAGGAGTAATCAACATGCCAGCAAATAGCTTCGGTACGACCACGGCCATCGGTAACCGTGAAGACCTCGTAGACATCATCTACAACACCGCCCCCACTGACACGCCGCTGATTTCGGCCATCGACAAGGTCAAGGCCACCGCCGTGACCCACGAATGGCAGCGTGACGTGTTGGCAACCCCAGCCAACAACGCCGTGGCAGAAGGTGCGGACGCTACCTACACCGCCATCACGCCGACTCAGCGCCTGTCCAACCAGACGCAGATCAGCCGCAAGACTTTCTCCATCACCGACACGCAGGAACGTGTGTCCAAGGCGGGCCGCAAGTCGGAAATCCGCTACCAGACCATCAAGCAGGGCAAGGAACTGCGCAAGGACATGGAGCTGGCGCTGATCGAGAACCCCACGCTGACCACGGGCGCAACCCGTCAGACTCGCGGCCTGCGTGGCTGGCTGGTGACTGGTGGCTCGTTCGGTGCAACTGGTGCCAATCCCAACTTTGTCACCAACACCGCCCCTACGGACGGCACCCTGCGGACGTTCACCGAGGCCATGATGCGCGCTGGTGTCCTGTCGGCTTACACCAACGGCGGCAACATCTCCATGCTGATGGTTCACCCATCCATCAAGCAGAACATCTCCGCCACCTTCACCGGTGCCGGTACGAAGTTCATCAAGGGCGAAACCAAGCAGCTCAACACCGCTTGGGACGTGATCAAGACCGATTTCGGCGACTTGGACATTGTCCCCAACCGCGTGATGCAGCGCACCCGCGAGGCGTACTACATCGACCCCGATCTGTGCGCCCTGGCCGTCCTGCGCGACATGGAAGACCAGGAGCTGGCCCGCATCGGCTCGGCCCGCAACTTCATGATCGAAAGCGAATATGCGCTGGAAGTCCGTGAAGAGCGCGGCATGGCTGTTACCCGCGATATCCAGTAATTGCCAACCACTGAATAGCCCTCCAGGGGAAACCTTGGGGGGCTTTTTCTATGACCGTACAGACCTTCTACAAAGAAGAAGACGAGCAACTCGTCATTACTCGCACGCAAAACGTCGGTGCGATTGTGGACAGGAACAAAGCCTTGTCCAACGAAGGCTTCACAGGGCGCCCAGGTGCCCGCGTAGTGGCCTCTATCCCTCCAGTAGTCATCGAGCACTACTGCAACGTCAAAGGCATCACGCTGCATCAGTGGATGACCGACCCAGAGGTTCGGAAGCGCTTTCTGAACGATCCCGATTACGCCGACCTCCGCATCTGGAAGGGCAAAGTATGAAACGAGAAGACGTCATCACCATTGCAGTCAATGGCACAACCGTTACTACAGGTGCGGCATCTGCTGCGGTGCCTGTGCCGGTCAATTCTGTAGGGGCAAAGCCTCTGTACGTTCGCATCGCGGCCACCAATGAGAGTTATGTCCAGATGGGTGGCGCATCTGTCGCCGCAACTGCGAACAGCTTGCTCGTGCAACCAGCCGACAGTGTGATCCTGGCCGTGGGTGGTCACACACACATCGCACACATCCAGGGTACAGCCTCCGGCAAGGTCAACATCATGCCGCTTGAGGACTTCTGACCATGGCGATGACCTGGCGGCAGATCAAGGACGCGGTGGCGGCTTACGCACACCGCCCGACCGATCTTGAATCGCTGATGCCCATGTTCTTGGAGATGGCAGAACAGCGCATCTACACAGGAGCATCCGAGGGCGACGTCCCACCGCTGCGGCTGTCGTCCATGTTGACAGTGGTTAACCCTGCGTCAGCTACCTTGCCTGCTGATTTCCTGGAGATGAAGCGCGTCAGCGTGGTCATGTCTCCTAGCTACAAAAAGCCGCTGGACTTCAAGCCGCTGGAAAACATGGGCGAGCAAGAAAACGCCTCCGGCTCTCCATCGTTCTTCTCTCTGCGGGCCAATTCGTTGGTGTTCTCGCCCTCGTTCTCGCAGGACGTCGAGATCATTTACTACGCCGCCTTCCCGGCACTGGTAGCAGACAGCGACACCAACTGGCTCACCAACAACGCGCCAGCAGTCTATATCGCCGCCATCTTGGCAGAGGTGGGCTATTACACCCGCGATGACGAGCTGGCACAGCGTGAGCTGGCTCGCTTTGCTTCGGTGATGAACAGCCTGCAAGCACAGGACGACGGAAACAAGCATTCGGGCGCTCAGCTTCGAATCATGCAAGACGCTCGGAGGCTCATCTAATGACCGTTGAAAACGCAACCTCAATTTCCGAGCTGGACCCGGCCCTCCCGGCATCTGGCGACCCCAAGAGCGAAGGCGACAACCATCTGCGCCTGCTGAAATCGGTGCTGAAAGCGCAGTTCCCGAACTTCGGCACCAATGCGATCAACGCCACCGCTGCAGAGGTGAACTACCTCGTCGGCGTCACATCCAGCATTCAGACGCAACTGAACGCCAAGGGCGCCATCACCGGCCAGGCCTGGACCGGCGCGCACGACTTCACCGGGGCAACGATCACCGTCCCCACCGCAACAGCGGGCGACAGCTCCAACAAGCCCGCATCGACTGCGTTTGCTGCGGCGCTTGCGTTCTCTTCTGCGCTTCCCGGCCAGGCAGGTAACGCGCGCAAGTTCACCAAATCCGATGGCACCACTGCGAGCTGGGCTTATCCAGAACTGGAAATCCAGCGGATCAGCACCAACACCACGGCAGTTCCTGGCAAGCACTACATCTTTGAAGCTGCCTGCACCTTAACGCTGCCTACATCGTGGGCGGAAGGCGATGCCATCGCGTTCACCAACTACACAGGCGCCGGATTCGCCAATGCGATCGACTTCGGCACCACCAAGTTGCAAAACCGCCTGCCCGGGGTAATGGATCTCAACACCGCCGACGACACCGGGAAATTCATCTACGTCGCCACAGGCGCTAACCCTGGATTGGTCAAAGCATGAGCAGTCAATATCAAGAATTCTGGCGCACTGGTGGGGGTGGAACTCCCAAATATCAGGAATTTCTGTCCAACGGCACCTTCACGCCATCCTCTGCTTTGATAGCAAAGGGCGGGGTGTGTTTGGCAATGCTGGTCGGCGGCGGTGGCGGTGGTGGCACTGGCACTGCATCATCTGCTGGCGGCGGTGGTGGTGGTGGTGAGGTGCTTTACGCCACTCTGACCATTGTTACCGCGCAATCGGTAACCATCGGTGCGGGTGGCGCTGCCGGAACAGCTGGCTCTTCCACTTCTATTGGCTCGACCTCTGCCGCAGGTGGTGGGGCCGGTGGCAATGGGTCTTCCGGCTCCACATCGAACGCCGGTGGTGCCGGGGCTTGCGGCGGTGGCGGCGGATCCGCAATCACAGGCACTGTGCGGGCTGGCGGTGGCGGTGGTGGCATGGGTGGGGCTGGCATCTTCCCGCTATTTGGCGACACGCCGGGTTTAGCGGGCGGCGCTGGCAGCAAAGGCGGCAACGGCACGTTTTCAGAAACCGGCCCAACCGCCGTGAGTGCTGGTTATGGTGGTGTTGGTGTCGATGGATTCGGCGGTGGCGGCGGTGGGGGCGCCAATGGCGGCGGCTCTGTGGCTGGTGTTGGTGCCTCTGGTGGTGGCAACGGCGGCCAGGGTGCAGCAGGCACAGCTGCGGCGGCAAATTCCGGCTCTGGCGGTGGCGGCTCGGGCTCTGCTGCTGCTGGTGGTGCTGGTGGTTCGGGTCGGGTGCGTATTTGGTGGTTTGAGTAATGCCGCTAGTCCAGCTCACAGACCTTGGCAAAGGGGTCAATGCCGATCTGTCGGCGGAAGAGCTGCAGGCCGGGGTTTGGTCGTCCGCGACAAATATGCGGTTTATGAACGGCTTCGCTCAGAGGTTCAACGGGCTTGCAAAGACGTTCGACACGCCCACGGTGACGCCGTACTACATCACCCCTTACCAGACCAACACGACGCGGTATTTCGTCCATGCGGGGCTGCAAAGGGTGTTTGCGGATAACGGGGTTGCACGGGTGGAGCTGACCCGCCTGGCTGAGATTGCGATCACATCGATTGACCGGACAACCTCTGTCCTGGCGACCTTGACCACCTCGGCTCCACATGGGTTGAGCACGGGTAACTTGGTCACGGTGTACGGCGCGCTGCCCAATGCGTTCAACGTCACCAACGTGTCTATCACAGTGACCAGCACGACCACGTTCACCTATGCCCTCACGGTGGATCCAGTGACCAATGCAACCCGCGTCGGTCGTCTGATCGGCCCTGGCGCTGCGGTGAACAACTTCACCGGTGCCATTGATGACCGCTGGACCGGTGGCGTCTTAGGCGGTGTGCTGGTGATGAACAACGGCGTCGATGCGCCGCAGTATTGGGGTGGTGGATCGCAGAAGCTGCAAACACTCCCCGGCTGGAATGCCGCATGGACGGCGCAAGTTATCGTCCCGTTCAAAAACTACCTGGTCGCCCTCGATGTGACCAAGTCCGGAACGCGCAACCGCAACTTGCTCAAGTGGTCTGTAGCGGCAGTGCCAGGAGCCATCCCTGATTCGTGGGACGAAACCGACCTGACCCGCGAAGCTGGCGAACTGGACATTGCAGAAACCCCTGATTTTCTGGTCGATGCGCTGCCCATGGGGGATTCGCTCTTTATCTACAAAGAGCGGTCCATGTACGTCCTGCGGGCCATCCCATCGCAGTTGATTTTCCAGCAGCAGCGGTTGCCCGGTGATTCCGGGATGCTGGCCCGTGGGTGTGGTGCTGTTACTCCGGTGGGCCAT